TGTAGGAATGAGCTTCTGGCCATTTTCCGGCAGTGAACTGATGGATATTGGGCTGGAAGCGGGCGACGCGGTTAAAATTACTGACCGGAAAGGAAAAACTTATCAGAGTTATGTAACAGTCACGACACTCAAACCGGGAGAATACCAGAGTGTTGCCTGCAACGCCAAAAGCGCGGCGCGGAACAGCGCTAAACGATATAGCGAATTGACGCAGGCTTACGTATCTCAGCGCAGACAAGCAAAAAAAGAGAAAACACAGTGGGAAAATGAGCTGGAAGGACTGAGCAAGCGTCTGAATGAATCTCCGGGATTGTATACGACAGAAGAAGCAGATTCAGATGGCGGCAAGATTTTTTACTGGCATAACAAACCGGATTTGAAAGATTCCGATATCATCTGGAAAATGACCGCGGAGGCCTGCGGCGTATCCACGGACGGCGGAAAGACATGGAATACGGGTCTCTCAGTAGATGGCCGGCTGATTACGAAGATTATGAGTACAATCGGACTCAATTTTAGTTGGGGCGTTGGCGGCGAACTTGTAATTAAAGACAGATCCGGCAAAGAAACCGTATATATGAATGCGGAGACGGGAGAGGTCCGTATTTGTGCGACATCGTTTACACTGCAGGGAGAAACCGTTGATGATATTGCAAAAGATCTTGCGAATAAAGCACTGGAAGATTTTATTCAGAATGAGTATTCTGATGCGTTAAATGAAATCACAGAATCTCTTGATAAAAAGGCAGAAACCTGGTATCAGGAATCCGATCCGGCGGTGAATTGGACAGAGAGAAGCACAAATGAGCCATTGGAGGATGAGGACGGCGGGCACATTGTCGATGAAAATGGGCAGGATTTTGCCACTGTCTGGGAGCGGGAAAAACGGCTGCATAATGGTGATTTATGGCACAATCCGGCAACAAACGAAGAATATATGTACAAGGATGGTAACTGGGTCAGTATGAGCATTCCGGATGAGGTTTTTGACATGATCGACGGTAAGGCACAGATCTTTGTCAGCACTCCTGTACCACCGTATGACATTGGAGATACCTGGTTTACTGGGACAGAAATCCTTGTCTGCATTGCAAAACGAGAAGCAGGAAAATATCAGAAGGATGACTGGGAGAAAAAAGATTCCTATACCGATGATTCTGCATTGAAAAATTTCATGGATGGCGATTATAAGAAAACTCTTTCTGATGTAAAAACGCAGATCGATGGTAAGGCAGAAACCTGGAGGCAGGAATCGGATCCAGCATCCAATTGGCTGACAGAAGTAGAGAAAGCGGAACATAAAGGCGATCTTTGGAACAATACAAAAACGCAGAAGTCCTATATTTATAATGGTGCAGGATGGGAAGAAATGACATCAACACCGCCGCAGGCTGTCTTTGATATGATTGATGGAAAAGCGCAGATCTTCGTGAACACGCCAACAGTACCATATGCCGTGGGTGATTTGTGGTTTAACGATGCAACAGCAGACATTTTGACATGTATAGCATCCCGTGAGAGTGGAAAATACACGCCGGCAGATTGGCAGAAACGCAACAAATATACCGATGATTCAACATTCAAAAACTGGATGGAAAAAGATTATGCCAATACCATGAGTGATGTAAAAACGCAGATTGACGGCAAAGCAGAGACCTGGAGACAGTCTGCAGATCCGGCTTTAAGCTGGAAAACGGACACTGAAAAGAAGAAACATAAAGGAGACCTTTGGTACAGCACGACGGAGCAGAAGTCTTATATTTACAGCGGCAGTGCGTGGGAATCGGTAAAAACAGAACCCCCAAGTGATGTATATGATTCGATTGACGGTAAAGCGCAGATCTTTGTCAGCACGCCAACGGTTCCATATGCTGTTGGGGATTTATGGTTTAATGATGCAACAGCAGATATTTTGACGTGTATAAAAGACAGAGATAGTGGGAGTTTCACTGTTGCGGACTGGCAGAAGCGAAACAAATACACAGATAATACGGCAGTAGATGATCTGAATAAGAAATTGAATCAGGAGGAGATCTTCAATCGCCTGACGAATAATGGAGTGGAGCAGGGCGTGTACATGAAAGATGGAAAGCTCTATTTGAATTTCACTTATGCACTGGGCGGTGTTTTAAAGCTCGGCGGAAAAAATAATGGCAATGGAGAGCTGCAGGTTTATGATGAAAATGGAAATGTAATTGGATCCTTGTCTAAAAACGGCTTTCGTATTGAACAGGCAGAAAAGATTAGTTTAGGCGAATATTTTAACTATGATTCCAGTGGAAAAATTGATGGAAACAAAGATGTATTTTTGTCTATGGGCGGATGGCAGATCAAAAAAACAACGGTATATGATGAACCGGCTGAGTATTGGGAAACTGCCGGCAGTCAGCTAAATGGAATTGGTGCCTATGGTCCATGGGCTTTCTGGGGAGGCTGGAACGGAGAAGGTGCTTTTAACAAAAACAATTACAAATTTCTTGTTACAGAAGATGGTATCTGCAAGGCAATGTCCTGGGTAACGGGATCCAAAGCTGAATGGAAACAAGACATTCACAGTTATGAAGATGGCGCATTGCAAAAAATATTAGAAACCACTGTATATCGTTATCAGTTAAAGGAACATCCCAAAAATGAAAGTGGAAGACATATTGGTTTTGTAATCGGAGAAGGTTACAATCTGGCAGATGATATCTTAGATGAAAGCAAAAGCAGTGTTGATATGTACAGTGCGCTTGGTGTTGCCTACAAAGCAATTCAGGAATTAAGTGAAAAGGTAACCGTTCTTGAAAAAAGATTACAGAAATACAAAGGGGAGGAGCAAAATGCCACGATTTGAGGAATATGCAGAAAAAACGGGTCTGGAAGATGAAGACATCGCCGTTGTTTATGACAGATACGGTAAGGCTACGAAGAAATTTTCACTTGGAAATCTGTTTAAATGGATCACAACTGGAAGAATCAGTGCATTGGAAACCAAAAATAAAAATGTTGTTGAATCGCTCAATGAATTGAATGATCAGACCAAGACTAATACAGCCCGGCTGGATGCTCTGGCAAAGCTGCCTTCCGGATCAACATCTGGTGATGCGGAACTGATGGATGTTCGTGTCGGTGAGGATGGCACAACGTATTCCAGCGCTGGAGAGGCGGTACGTGCTCAGATTCGAAAAATTAAGGCGGTTGCATCTACCGTGCAAGTTGACACCACCCTTTCAGAGGCCGGCATGGCCGCTGACGCTCAGGCAACAGGAAATCAGATCCAGCAGGTAAAGGAAAGTATTGCAAAGCTAGCGAAAAATATCAGTGCAGCATTGACCCCGAAGGACGTTCAGAATGCCGTTGATAAATATCTGGAATCGAATACAATTGATGGGATTTTCACCCCGAATAATCTCGTTCTGTATGAGGAAGTCGATGAGCCGGAAACGATAACAACGGATGCGATTATTGGCGAAGTATTGGCAAAACTGGAGCTTCGTCAGACGCGAAATCAGGCGTTGGGGCTTTATCTTGGAGATACCCTGATCAATAGTATTCTGTTGGATGAATTTCGGGCAAATGAGACCATTTGCACCGGAATTACACTTACGCCGGCAAAAACTACCGTATATGGTAAAGCGACGGTGGATCTGATTGCTACACTCAAGCCGATCGACTGTACCCAGAAGATTCGGTGGTTCAGTGGGGACGAGCAGATGGCAACGGTATCAAACGGAACCGTGTTAATGACGGGAAAGTCGGGAACTGTGCAAATTCTGGCGGTTTGCGGAAACTATCGGGCAACATCGGACATCACGGTGGAGAAATATGTTTATGCAGACTTTGATTGGAAGATTGGACAGATATCTGAATCTATTGGAGCGGTTTATACGTTTGTTACGGATTCGCAAAAAATGAGAATCGCATCACAATATATCCCAACCCCTTTAGATACACAAATAAATTTTTTGAGCGGGAATGGCTATTATTTCCAAATATATTATTATAAGGAAGATGTTTTGGAAAGCTTTAGTGGTTGGAATGCATGCACAGGTGCTATGTCCATAAAATCATCTGAATATAGTGGTTTTGCTTTAAAAGTAAGGAAAGTAAATTATGGTGTTTGGAGTGATTCGGATATAGAAGCGTTTGCTAAAACTGTCAGTGTCGAAAGTGCATAAGGAGAAAAGAAGATGGGATATAATTTTACAACAAAAGATGGCGTCGTAATCGCAAAGCTTTTGCAGTTCGTGGCCACAGATGAACAGGTCAATACGGCAATTACCAATTATTTACACAAAAACGGTATTTCTCTTGCTGAAGGCATTGACTTAGTAAAAATGAATACAAACGTCGGAAAAAATACTTCTGAGATTTCCGGGTTGAAAGAAACTATTTCTGATTTACAGAAAGCACAGACAAATATCCTGCTAGAATATAAAGATCATTTTTTCGTATCATGGGAAAAAGGATATATCAATGATACAACAGGAAAAGACACTGGAGACACCGCATATCTTAGAAGTGTTGGATATCAGAAGATTACTTCCGGCGATACGGTATTAATTTCTGGAAATCCAGCCGGTTATCTTTGCGCTTTTTATTTTTACGACGCAAACAAGAATTTTGTTGGTGCATCAGCAATGCTGCCGCCAGATGGTTTTTACAAAATCCAGAACTCTCAAGTAGGCTGGTATGTAAGAGCCGTTGTATATGCATCTACTATTAATACGGAAGAAGTAAACATCATTTATGCCGGATCAGCAATATCAAAGATGTTGGAGCAGGTAGCTGCTCCGTCACAGGGGAAAACGCTTCTCGGAGAGGATGAACTTGATTCTGCTGGAAAACTGGAATTGAATGTAACAAAAGCTGCAATCGAAGCCGCGTGGAATCCAAATACTGCGTTAATTGCCTTCCTAACAGATCTACATATCAACTGCCCATCTGGACAGGATGCGGAGAGCATTGCCAAATCTGCAACCAAGATTCGGCGTCAACTTGCCGCATACAACTCCATCAGCAGTGCATATCCAGTGGATCTCTGCGTGTATGGCGGTGATTATCTGAATAACTCTTCACAGACGCCAAAGACAGTAGCATTGGAAGCGTTGAAAGCAGTCCGTATGCTGATTGATCAGACGGAAGGTGCACCGGTTATCGTTGCAAAAGGAAATCATGATGACAATACCATGTATACAGATTACAAAAATGGATTTGTCAGCATTGAAACACTTTATAAAATTCTAAGTAATAAGGATTCCGAAAAAGCGAACCGAAATGCAGACTATCTCGAAATGTCTTACGGATATTACGATATCCCGAATAAAAAGATTCGAGTGTTCATCCTAAATACACTCGATATCCCAACGACACTGGACGAGGCTACCAATAAACTGACATATTCCGCACAGAACGACTCCGGTTTTCGGCAGGAACAGCTGCAGTTCGTCGCAGATCATCTGCAGATCAGCGAAAAAGGCTGGCAAGTCATATTTTTCTGCCATCATCCAATGCTGGCGTTTACGAAAGATGAGGCGGAGCCATCGAACAACAGCAAGCCGACAGGAGCAGTCAGTGGAAAAGGCGGTGTGGTACTGCCGGCGCATGGAAGTCAGGCGATGCTCGATATTATTCAGGGATTTGTAAAGAGTACCAAAGGAACTGTCACAAATACGACGCAGGACTTTGAGGCATCCGTAACGTTCGATTATACAAACAACGGCTCAAATACAGTAATCGCATGTATCTATGGTCATACGCATGTGAAATACCATAAAATCGTGGACGGAATCAATCACATTGCGGCCAGAGCGGTTTATGGACATCCGACGTTTGACTTTGT